AGATGAGATAATTAGAGATATGTTTTTAGAAGTTAGTGAAGATGATGCAGTACTATATAGAGATTCAAGAGCAGATACTGAAGGTAGATATATAGCACCAAATATTACTGCAAGAGCAGCCTTTAAAGCAATTGTGAATAGTGCGCATGATGTAGAGAAAAGTGGATTCTTTTTATACCAGCGGTTTATGGATAATAATGCTCTTAGATTAACTTCTCAAAATGACATGCTAAAAAATCCTTTAATGAATCCACATAACGACCCTATAAGAATATCCAATGCTGTACCAGATATGAATACTACTGGTGTTGAATTAGCTGTAGGAACTGGTGATAGTTTTAATTTAATTGAGTATAATATGAATTTCCTTCAAAAATTAGAGAAGGGTGTATATGGTCAAGCAGTATCTGAAATTGGTTTAGATGAAACTACTAAGAAAGATAATTTAAAACATGAAGATGATGCAACATCAGTTCAAACTATAAAATATAAACTTAGTAAAAAATTATATGATAACGATGTAACCTCTATATTTTCTGATGTTGGTTCAGTTGAGAATACTAAAATGATTAATAAAAAATTTAGAGTATATAATACATCAATGAATGCTGCAGGAATAATAGCAGTGCCTTATATTGGAGTTGGTATGACAGTTGAACTTGAACTTGGTGGAGGTAATGTATCATATAGTAAACAAGATGGTCCATATTTAATTGCAACAATGCAACATAAATGGACACAAGATGGTGGTAACTTTGCTTACTACCAAGATTTAGGATTGGTAAGACCATGAATGTTTCATTCGGAAAAATTGTAGATGTTAATGACCCAGAAAAACTTGGGAGAGTTAAGGTTAATGTTTTTAATGTACATGACAATATAGAAACAAAACACTTACCTTGGACGCAAGTTATGATGCCTGGAAATACACCGGCTATAAGTGGTCAAGGACATTCTGTAAATTTACAAGTTGACTCATTAATTGTTGGTATATTTTTAGATAGTATGCAGCAAGAATTTATGGTAATAGGAACTCTTCCAACAAAGACAGATGCTAAAGAAGATAATAATGATAGAGTGAGAAGTATAAACCCGCATGCAGATGACCCTACTGGTGAGTATGAACCAGCAAGTACTTTTGCACCGGTATATCCATATAACAATGTATATGAAACAGGGTCAGGTCACGCTAAAGAATATGATGATACTCCTGGTGCTGAACGTATAATGGAAAGACATAAGAGTGGTACTCAATATGAGATAGACCCAAATGGTTCAAAGGTTGAAAAAATAGTAAGAGATAATTATCAATTAGTAGTGGGTCAAGATACCCTTGAAGTATTTGGTAATGTTAGAATTATTGTTAGTGGTCAAGCAGATATTGCTGTAGCCAAAGATGTAAATCTTGCTGTTGATGGTAAGCTTACTGCTGATGTTGGTGGTAGTATGGTAGCTAATGTTACAGGTATGACATCTTTAATTAGTGTTGATGATATAACATTAAAAGTAACTGATAGCACTAATCAAATTTATTTAGAAAGTACTAATATTAAATTAGATGGTGATGTAAATATTACAGGTGATTTAATAGTTGATAAAACAACTAAGACTAGTAAGTCACAATTAGTTGATAGTCATTCTCATACTGGAGATAGTGGAGGAAGTACAGGTAATCTTGTATAAATAGGTATATGGCACAGATCGCACGACAAGCAGTATATAAAGATTTGGATTTTACCTTTAAGCAAAATCCTAATACCAATGACGTTGGTATAAAAAAGGATAATGATTCGGTAAAGCAAAGTGTATTAAATATATTAAGAACTAATCATGGAGAGAGACCTTTTAATTATAATTTTGGCGCTAACTTAAGAGCATATCTATTTGAGAATATGACTAATATAACAGCAGCAAATATATCTACTTCTATTAATTTAGCTTTAGCTAATTGGGAACCAAGATTAGAAGTACTTAATACAAATATTCAAGCAAAGGCTTCAGAAAATGATGTAATGATAACAGTAACCGGGAGAGTTAAATCATCTAATGAAATAATAGATGTAACTACCACAATAGAGAGATTACGATAATGGCAATTGAACGCAGAATTTCAGCAAGTGAATTAGACTTTGACCAATTAAAGTCAAACCTAGTTAACTATATGAAGACCACAGATACTACCTTTAATGATTATAATTATGAGGGCTCAGCAATGAGTACCATTATTGATGTATTAAGTTATATAACACATATCAATTCAATGAATGCAAACTTTGCTTTGAATGAAACATTCCTTGACACAGCTCAATTACGAGCTTCTGTAGTATCTCATGCTAAGCTATTAGGTTATACACCAAGGTCAATTGCTCCTTCAGTTGCTATTTTAAATGTTAAGATGAATTATGATACGACAGCTACACCATTATGGAACCATGATTCAGATAATAATCCATTACCATTAACTATGCAAAGAGGTACTAAATTTCAAACCACTATTGATGGTGTTACATACCCAATGTTTTCTTCAACCACAACTACTATAAACTTTGATTCTGGTTGGAACTTTTCTAATTTGTCTATTGAACAAGGTACATTAAATGAGATAAATTATACATATCAAAATAATACATTCGAATCATATTTAATCCCTGACATTAATGTAAATACCAAATCCGTTAAAGTTACTGTTATAGACGCAGCTTCTACAAGTGCATCTAAAGTTTATTCTTTAAATACTAATGTAGTAAACTTAGATGGTTCATCCGAAGTATTCTTTTTAGAGGAAGGTAGAGATGGTTATTATGAGATTAAGTTTGGTGATAACATTATTGGTAAGAGACCAGGAAATGGTAATACAGTTAAAGTAGAATATGCTAAGATAGCAGCTGCCACTGATGTGAATGGTGCTACTACATTCATTATGACTGATTCACTTAATGGTAATTCAGATGAGACTGTCACATTAGTAACTAAAGCTACTGGCGGTGCACCAAGAGAAACTAAAGAAGCTATTAAATTTAATGCTCCTCTTGCTCATGTATCTCAAAACCGTGCAGTGACACCTGACGATTATAAAGCTATTATCCAAAATGAATTTGGCGATATTGAAGCTGTTGCAGTATGGGGTGGAGAAAGTCATGACGTACCAGACTATGGTAAAGTCTATATAAGTATTAAACCATTATCTGCTGAGAAATTAACTGATACTCAAAAAGCAACAATTAAAAATAATATTCTTAAACCTAAAAATGTAGTAAGTATCACTCCAGTTCTTATTGACCCTGAATATACATACATTGATTTAGCAGTTTACTTTAAATATAATCCTAACCTTGCTACAGTTACAGCATCTGGTCTTGCAACATCTATAAGGAATACAATTATTGCATACAATACAGACACACTAAAAAGTTTTGGTGGAGTATATAGAGACTCAAATGTTCTTAAAAAGATTGACGATACTAATATTGCTATCTTATCTAATATTACTCGTATTAAAATGACTAAAAAGATTACACCAGTGCTTGGTACAGCAACTCAATATACACTTAAATTTAATCAAGCTATTACAGATTTAGATGGTTCTACTTCAACTCTTGGTTCTTATTTGGAATCAACCGGTTTTACTTATAGTGGTCAAGAATGTAAGCTTAAAGACTATTATGATACTTCAAGCGCTACTAGAATTATTCAAATACTGGGAGACAATGGTACAATATATGGTACTAATGTTGGTTCAATTGATGAAAGTGCTGGAAAAATTACTATTAATACCTTTGCACCAACTGCATTACCAACAGGAGCAACTACGATTGACATAACTGTTAAGCCGGCCTCATCTGATATTAAGCCTACAAGAAATGAACTATTAACTATTAATACCTCAACCGCAACAATAACAGGAGAGATAGATACTATGGCTACTGGTGGTACTAACGCTGGTATTGACTATACAACAGTGAGTAACTAATGGCAACCCTTGGCAAATATAATATATCATCATACGTAGATGATTTAATCCCTGGCCATATACAAACTGCGTATCCTGACTTAGTTGATTTTATAAAAGTATATGCTCTTTATTTAGAGCGTTCAAACAAATCAAGCTTCTATTTAAACTCGCTTGATATCCAAAGAGATATTGACCATGTAGAAGCATCATTACTTACAGAACTCCAAAATGAAATTGGTATTGCAGTACCAAGAGATTTTGCTGCAGACCCAAGGGCATTTTATAAAAGGCTTATTGAATTTTATAGAAGTAGAGGTACACCAGAATCTATCACATCATTTTTTAGAATTATATACAATGACGAGGTTGAAACATATTTTCCATTTAAAGATTTACTTAATCCATCAGATGGAACTTGGAATGACCAAACAGTTGATATAATAGCAAACCAAGGTTCTTATACTCCTTGGAATACAATTACAATTAGTGGCACACCAACAGTAGTTAGTGGACTTAACGATGCAACTCAAGCATTGTTCTTTGATGATGATGTTGTATTTGTTAATGATGTATATAAAACACCAGGTACAGATTATACTGAGGAAGTATATTCAGATACAACAACAAAATATAAATTAACATTTACAAGTGCATTAGCAAATGGTGATGTAGTTAAGACATATCCTAAAGGTTTGTTTACTAACAATGATGGTTTCTTATCAGATAAAAAGTACATACAGGATTCTTATTACTATCAAAAATTCTCATATGTTCTTAGGACTGGTAGAAATGTAGCTGATTGGAAAAATGCATTCACAAGATTAGTTCACCCAGCTGGGTTTATATTCTTTGGTGAGATTGCAATATTTATTCAATTATTAACATCATCAAATACACAAGCACAATATGGTTGGTTACCAGCAGCTGGTAGAATTAATATTAATATAGGTGAATTCCAAGTTGGTCCAGTAAGTTTTAATTCAAATTTATATGAAATAAGCTGGACACATATTCCATATACTACAACTGGAACTTATAATATTGGTTCAGGTGGTGGTAGAATAGGTATGTGGAACCATTGGGAGAACATGAAATTCAGATATTTGGGACCAAATTCAGATTTGGCTCAATATACGTTTCAAGATAGTATAAATAACAATATAGGTTTACAATTCGGAGTGGGTGGTGGTGAAACTACTCCATCTGACAATAGGAGTTCACTTTATGTACATACTCCATAATATAAAATAGGAAAAGACAATGGCAGCAATAATAACTAGCAGATTTAGATTAGATACAACAGATAAATTCCTGACTAGTCTTGCAAACAATCAATTCTATATGGCTTTGGGACGGGCTAATGCATGGACTGATGACACAGTACCAACAACCCCGTATGAAAACGATTACACAAGTAATACTCTATGGGAAAATATGTTTGCCATGAAGAAAATTGCAAGTGCTGATATTATTCATTGTACAACAAGAAACCTATGGGTTTCTGGTACAACCTATGTAGAATATGATGACCAAGACACTAACATAGAAAGCAAAGTATATCACGTTATTTCAGATAATAACAATGTGTATATGTGCTTAAAAGCAGGAAGCGGAACAAGTACAACCAACCCAGACGTTTCACCGGGTGGCGTAGTAACAACAGGAGTTATTAACTTCTCAGCAACAGATGGCTATATATGGAAATATATGTTTACAGTCCCGACATCTGATGTTACAAAGTTTTTAACAGCATCCTTTGTACCAACAAGGGTTATAGGTTCTGAACCAGCTGGAGGCTCTGACACAGCATTGATTAATCAATGGAGTGTACAAGACAATGCAGTTAATGGTGCAATATATAATTTGAAAGTTACAGTTGGTGGTACAGGATATGCTAATGGTACTACCGAAGCTATCCTTACAATCGCAGGTGATGGCACAGGTGCTACAGCTACGGCTATAGTAGTAGGTGGAATTATTACAGGTACTACAATAACATCTCCTGGTTCATGGTATACTCACGCTACGATTACAGTTGCAGGCACAGGTACAAGTGGTGCATTAAGACCAGTGATTGGTCCTCCAGGTGGATTTGGTAAAAATCCAAACAATGATTTACGTTCACATTATGTAACAATTAATACTACATTTACAGGTGATGAGTCTGGTAGTATTCCAGATGCAAATGACTTTAGACAATTGGCTCTTATTAAGAACCCACTTAAAACTGGTGCTACTGCAAGTGTAGCTATCTCGGGTGCAGCGTCAATGGTCATTGGTCAATTTTATGAGATATTAACATTAGGTAATAGTTCAGCAGCAAACTGGGCAACAGCCGGAGCTCCAACCGATTATATTGTTGGAACGATTTTTAAAGCAATAGCTGTGACAAGTACTGGTACAGGTACTATTGCTGGAGTTGCAGAAGCTAATGCATATAATACATGCAAGAGTTTAACAATTCCTGCTGGATTAGCTAGCACATACGTAGCTGACTATCTATTTGAAGGTCATACAACAAACACAGTTGGTGCTAAAGGTCAAGTGATAGAATATAATAATACTAGTGGTGTATTACATTATGCTCAAAATGAATCTACAGGTTTTGGTACATTCCTTGCGACTCACTTTACTCGCGCAGTAGGTGCGACAAGTGCAGGTGATGATATCACAGCAGTAACAGATACTTTAATTAATCATCATTCAGGTGAGGTAATGTTTGTGGAGAATAGGACAGCAACTACGAGGGCCGATGGACAGGTAGAGACAGTAAGATTAGTAATAGCATTTTAAATAGGAAAGAAACATGGCAATAGCATTTAACGTAGAACCATACTGGGACGACTTTGAAACCGCAGGTGCGGATGGATTAAGTCCTAAGGAAAAATATAATAAAGTATTATTTAGACCTGGTAAGGCTGTACAAGCACGAGAATTAACTCAGCTTCAATCATCATTACAAAATCAAATATCATCTACAGGTGACCACTTATTTAAGGAAGGTTCTAGTGTTGCTGGTGAACTTCATGTTCATAATGAATGTAACTATTTAAAAATTACTACAACAACCACAGACGTTACAGACTTTATTGGTGTAACACTTACTGATGGTACTAACACAGCTAAGGTTCTCCATGCGGTGGCCATTGATGGTTCAGACCCAGTTACTTTATATATTAAATATTTAAGTGGTGCAAAATACACAGCAGCTTCAACCGTTACTGGTACTGGAATTGTTGTTAGTGATATTACAGAAGTTGGCTTTGGTTGTATTGCAACTATTGCTAATGGTGTTTATTATTTAAGGAAAAACTTTGTATCAGTAAAATCCAAAACAATTATTGTTTCAAAATATACTACAAACTCAACTATTGACCTTGGTTTACTCATAACTGAATCCCTTGTCAGTTCAGGTTCTGATACAACATTAAATGATAATGCTACAGGTACTCCTAATGAGTCAGCTCCAGGTGCTCACCGATATAAAATAAGCGCTGTATTTTCTACTCGTGCTTCTACATCTACCGCAAGTGATTTTGTTTTATTGGTTAGATTAAATGATGGTAGAATTGTAGAAGATAATAGACCAACCGAATATTCTAAAATAGGTGATACACTTGCCCGTAGAACATTTGACGAATCTGGTAACTATACAGTAAGACCATTCTTAGCCTCCTTTGAAGCACATAGTTCTGACGCTACTAAATTTGTTACAGTCGTTGAACCTGCAAAAGCATATGTTCATGGTTATGAAATAGAAAAGATTTCACCAACAGGTGTAACTATTAATAAAGCAAGAAGTTCTGAGCTAGTGACAGACCGAGTTGTTCAAGTGGAATCAAATAACTATATTGATGTTTCAACTATGGTATCCTACCCAGATACAGTAACACTTGAAAAGATTAATATTAAAGACCAGGGTGCTGCGGTTGTCGGTACATTACGTGTTA